AGTTCTTTTAATTCTCGTTCTGCTCGCAGCGCCCTTTTATGTTCTTCATTCGCCCAGGACTGGGTGTCCTTAAGACGCTTTTCGAGGGTGTCTTTGTCAGTTTGCCGTTCAGCTTTTTCAGGTTCTGTTTTGCTACCAGCTTCAGGTTTGGTTTCGGCTTTTGGTACAGGTTCAGCTTGCACAGGAGCCGCAGCCACTGGCTTCTCAGCCACAACAGGGTTTTTATTCTCTCCTTGTTCATCGGCTTTCTCCTCTGGCTTGGATGCTGGCTTCGCTTTGTCCTGTAACTTCCCTAGGAAGCTGCCCATGGGAGCAGGCGCTTTCGCTGCTGGCTTTTCCTTTTCTGTTACGGCGCTCATGCTTCCACCAACTCATTTTCAAGAGCGAATTTCCTCATGCGTTCATCGTTCTCAGCCTTCTCCACTTCAAGACGGCCCTTGAGGTCGGGTGTGAGTGTTTCGGCCAACTGAAAGTTGCCACCGACTGAAAGCAGCGCACCAGCCCAGCGCAACGGCACTTCGCAATAGGCGATGCCGTTCTTGGTGGTACGGCTGAACGTCAACACTTCCTCCTGCTTCATGCTGTTACTGACTAAGGGGATGGGCAGTTCAACTACTTTGGTATTGCCCTTGAAATGCCCCACGTACTTCATCTTGACGGTTTCTTTTTTCACTTCGTTCGCCATGTTGCTCCTTCAGGAAGATCCGACAGTGGATCGCTGACTACTTCCCCATGAGAAAATACTTTTTCACCCCTCGCACCTTGAGCACCCGTTGGTGCTTATCGAAATCGTCTATCAGTTCATCAACCTCTTGATGCTTCATCGCGTCCTTAGACCCGAACGCTTCAGCAAACTTCCGCAAGTTGACCTGCGTAATGGTCTTGGAATCCTGTATCTCACTCATGTCAATGCGGATTTCTTTGTGCGCCATTACTTCGCCTTTGCTGCTGGTTTCGGCTTCGCCTTTTCCTTCTCAATGTCTTTGTCTTTCTTCTGTAGCTCTGTCTGCCGGTGCATCAGTTCCACCAGCATTTCCCGCTTGGAGTCTGAGCCGTGCTTAATCAGTTCCACTTCCTGGCGCTTATCGTTCATGCGCTCCACACTGGCCTGTTTCGCCAACGCTTCCTCGAGAGCAAGACGCTTGGCTGATGGCTCACCCTGCGTCAGTTCGTACTCAGCCAGCATTGGCAAGCCGAGTTTGGTATGAGCAAAGACGGCTTTTTCTTCAGGCGTAAGCTCTGACCAGTTCATCGCTATGGAAATCTTCGGCTCAGGCGGAGGCGCTTGGGCCATGCCGTCCAGAATCTTCATCAGCCCTTCTTTTTGCTTCGGCTTGATGCTGGAGAGTTCTAAGAGGAACTTGGCCGGCCCTGTGCCAAATGGCAGGACTTGCGGGAGCAGATTGGCCACAATTTCAAACTGCTCAGTCTGGAGCGTCAGCGAGTCCTCAACGTCAGCAATGACGAAGTTGAACCGCATATCCCGCATGGCATCTAAGCGAGACTTGGGAAGCTGAATGACCTTTGGAGCCGCAGGGTCGTCGGTAATCTGAAAAACAATGTCCTCGTTGAAGTGCTGACAGATGAGGCCCCAGACCTTATTCAGCTTGATTCTGCGGGTACGGCGAACATTGGTGAGCAATGGCATGTTCACCCAGTCCGTCATCATCTGCTCACGGGCTTTGCCGACACCGCTCCGCATTTGCGAAGCCGCGCCCATGTTCGTGGGATCTTCACCGCTGACCATGTTGAAGGCCCGTTTGGACTCTTCGTGCATGGCCATTTGGGATTGGCCCATGTCCTGGTTCTTAATGAGCTGGACCACTTCATCGGCCTTACCCCTGACTTTCATAATTCCGTCAGGACGGCCCTTCTCATTGGCGAACTCAGCCCAGTCCTCCACGGCGTTCTGGCTCACAATGGCCTGATTGGTGTTAATCAGGTGCATCGCCTTGGATCGGCGCTTATTGATTTCCTGGCTGATGCTGACGAGGTTTCTGACTGGTCCGAATGGTTCTCCCGATTTCTTGCGGTCTGCGAAGTACGGCACGAAGGGGAACATGCCGTCCTGGTCCTGGTACCTATCGTGATAAATGAGGGTGCCGGCGCAGTAGATGCCCAGCCACATTTCCTCGCCTACTACACGGTCAATAGACGCTCCTGGTATCTCCTGAGCCGCTTTCATGGCTTGGCGCGGTCCCAGGTAGTCCAGTTCCACCCGCACGCCTTCAGGCGTAATCAGGATGGTCTTGACGACTTTGCGCTTGTAGTAGATTTCGACAGGACGGAGACGGCCACGGTTCGGGTCAACATAGGTCCAATCCGTCATGCGCAAGACGGTTGGATCTATCGGCATCGCTGTTCCACCTAACCCGCTTGGCAGATGGTTCACACACTGGCGTAGCTCTTTCGCCTTCTCAGGCCAGAGGCAGATGGCATCTTCAAGGTCGATCCACTTAGACCGACAAATGAACTTGGCATCCTCGTTCCAGTCGTATTTGCGGGAATGGGGGTCAGGGAAGATGTAAAAGGGGTTCTCGTTGCGAATGACGATGGAGGGCTTGCCGTCAGAGTCCTTCGCGGAACAAATCTCTATGACGCCAAAGCCCCCGGTATAGCCGTCCTTAATCTGGTCAGACTCTTCAAACTCAGCCCCGTTGACCTGATCCACCCACCGGAAGATGTCAGAGGCGCTAGAAGCGGTCTGCTCGTCTACCACGGCGTTACGGCCGAGCACGGTGACAGTGGTATGCTGCCGTTGGAACTGGCCGAGAATGCGGTCTACTTTGGGCTTGATGAGGTTTTCGGTAACAACGGGCTGGCCGCGTTCCTCGAGCATGGCCCGTTCAAAGGCGGTCCACTGCTCGCCTTCGTAGAACTTGTAATCCTGGTCAGCATTGGTGCGCCATGCTCTCCAAACAGGAGAGAACAGGGCTGAACCAAACATGCGCTCGAGACGCACGACTACATCGCGGTCAGTTTCCCGACCTATCGTGTATTCGCTGATATTGAGATTGCTGCTTGTGTGTGAGTAGGTAGCTGCCAACGGCTCTCCCTGAGAATCCAGGGAGCCACCGTTAGGTGGGGGGCTGGAGAATTAGTCCTAGTTCAAACTAATCGCTTACACTATTTCTGGAAAGATGTCAAGTCTTTTTTATGTAATCCCAGTAATCGGTCAATCATGGCTAAAACACCTAGTAAATGTCGCCTAAAGAGCTGCAAGTCCTCGCGGCTCATGTGTGATAGGTCCACGGTGGTACGGCCAAGGATTTGGTCTGTCATCGCTCCACGAACGCCTTTAATCGTCTATTTGACTTACGAATCTGCCCAAAACGATAGACTCCAAGTGCAACCATGCAGAAAGCCCATATAGCCAACGCTATTAACACCGTCATACGCACTGCCACGGCACGGTTTTAGATTGCTGGCCCTTGCGACGGGCTGCTAGGGGAATGCGGCTTATGCAGTAGCGTCTAGCAAATTCCCGCAAGCACAGGGCATCAGCCTTGTTCGGTGACGCTACGCCCCTTTTCCTGAGTTCTTTTTTGCTTTCAACCCTGATTTTGCCGTTCTCTTCCCGCCAGTGGATGTCAGTAAGCTCGCCCAATAGCTCGTCGTCCATCGGCAGGCATATTTGGCGCTTCTCAAAGGCCTCTCTGAGGTTCCACCAGAGTTCGTCTCTGAGTCTGTGGTATCGCTCTTGTTCACTTGGGACTTCGGCAACATTGACATCGTAGAGGTTCCTGAGATTTGCAACACGCGCAAGATGGGAATGAACGCCTGCACCCAGTCCGATGATGTCAATGGCGATGGCATACTGCCCCTCCTCATCAGAAAGTAAGTCCCTTAAGCACCCTTCCACCTTCCAGGCTATCTGTGTCGTATCCATCCCCTGCACTTCATAGAACGGCATGGAAGGCGAGTGGGGGATAATCACATGGCCCCTGCCTGGAATAATCACGGTTTTATCATCCCCCTGGCCACCTACGTCTACACCAATGGTGAGAGGCTCCAATGGGTCAATTTCGCCTTCCCTGTGCATCGCATCATAGGCCCAATCCCACGGAATCAGCACATCGGGAGCCGCTAACGGTGGTAAGCCCTTGACGCGGATGCGGTAGAAGTTGGATTCCTTGCCGTACTTCTCAGCCAATCGCGCATGATCGGCTTCCATGTTGGGAGCAAAGACCGGCCGTGTTTTGGCTAATTCCTCGCAATCCCAGTGGTGACAGGCCCAATACTTACGGAATTTAGACTGCGACTCAATGGCGAACCCATGGGAGCGAGTAGGGTTGAATATCATCAGAATCAGGTTGCAGACACCGCCCAAACCACCTTCCAGCGGCTTGAATACGGCATCCGGTACACCTGAGGCTTCATCTACAATAATCGTCACGTAGCGTTCATGGAGACCGCCCAAGACTTCAGCTTGCTCCTCAGGGCTGGAATTCTTCTGAATCGTGCGAGGTTCAATGAACCACTCAGAGCCACCGCCTTCTTTCATGTAAATCTTAGTAGCCCGATGCTCAATGTTGGTCTTGAGCATTTCAGATCCACGCCAGAGCTTGTGGAACTCAGGCCATAACACTGACTCAATCTGAGGACCAGCTGGAGCCGTCACGCGGGTTTTCGAGTGCGGGAAGCAAAATAGCGTATGCATCCCGATCCAGCCGGCGAAGTGGGACTTGCCTGAATCGTGACCAGACTGAATGCTCATGCCCATTTTGTCTTTATAGGGCTTCTCCTCTTCCTCCAGTGGCGTTCCCTTGGCACTCTTGACCTTCGCCCGTATCAATAACCCCCAATCCTTTAACGCCGCTTCCTGCTGAAATGTCGGCTCCTCTTTGAACACTTCGCGCACGAATGTCAGTGGCGAGAATTGCCACTCCATGATTTTCTTAATCATGCGCTGTTCTTGGGAGAGGGCCATTACTTCGACTCCAGGTAGGCTAGTACGTCATTCACATGGAAATTGTTATGTCCAAACATCTCGTAGATGCCGTTGATGAAGTCGTAATCCTCTTGGGTGTTGACATCTAGGCGTACATCAGCTTTCGGGAGGATGTAATTAAAATACTTGTGTGGGTGTTCGCGGTAGCTCGCATCTCGGTAGCACTCACGGTTCCGCGTTTCATGGTCAAGAATTTTTAGCCGACTTACGCTAAACACCTCTGCCCCAACACCATCAACCCACTTTCCGTTCACCTTTGCCGTAGTATTCGATGAGAACGTGACATCGCAAGAAAGATAGGTTTCAATAACCTCGTCTATGTACTCAGGCTGAATGCATGGATTATCACATGGCACTCGCACGATAATGTCAGCATGACAGCGTTCAGCTACGGTGAGGTAACGTGCTACTAAATCGTTCTCATCCACCAATGGCGCATGAACACGACAGGGCATCCAGGCAAAAGCGTTCTCATCCTGAGGAGGAACGGCTAGCACCACATGATCTAGCCGCTTTGCCCTTTTCACCCGCTCAATAATGTTCTCCGTCATGCTTTTACCGGCCAGGGGTAGTAGAGCCTTCCCCTTGAGCCTAGTGCTGCCCATTCTTTGCTGCAAAATAGCGACGACTTTCAATTGAGCACCACTCTTATAAATACGTGCTTGGCAATTCCGAACAGGAACATACAGGCCATGGCAATCACAAACAGACCAACTATCGCGGCAAATATTCGTTCAAGCACTTGGAGTGCCCCAGTGTTTACAGGTTGCACATAACGGATTGGCTAAGTCCCTCCGTCCCGCCTTATGCGCTTCAATCATGCGTTGCCGTGTCGGTCCGTTCCAGATGGATTCGAGTGTTTCTGTGTTAGCGTCTCCGATGTATCCATGTCCTTGAGCATCGAGCCGGTTACAAAGATACATACGCCCGTCTTGAGCAATCGTTGGACGATGCAGCGCGTCAAGGCAGATTCCAACTTCTGGCACCACCGGAGCGCGATGAGCATACTTGCTGTTATCAATCGGGACATGAATAAGCCTCCGTATCACCCGAACGCCTAACGCTTCGTACTCTTCAATGCCGTCTTGGAGCATGTCGCCAACGATTTTGACTTGGACTTGCGGGAGGCGGGAGCCTTTATTACGCAGAAATCCTTTAATGCTTCGCATCTGCGCTTCTGCGTCTTTATCGCCACGGAATACCGAGACCGTAACTGTAGTACATCGCCCAACAATTTCCTCCCAGAGCGTTTCGAGATTAAGCCCGTGAGTAACAAGAGACGTAGTGAATCCACTAAAGAGTTCCAAGCAATCTCGCAATCTTGGATGCGCTGTCGGTTCACCGTCTCTATGGAAGGAGATGGTAATTCCAGGTTGCAACTGGCTCCGTATGTTTGCGAGTAACCGTACATCCATATCTCCGTAGGTAATAGGGTTCACATCAGGATTCTGATGGCCGCACATGGGGCAGAGGTGCGTCTTGTCGCACTTACTAGTTAGCTCGATATTAAGTTGTGCTAGTCCTGATAGCATTGTCCCATCCAGACATTTGACCCCTGATGTCACATGCGACACGCTCAGACCAGCGGTCCATAATCTTTTCATACATCGGTGGTACCAAGCCCATGCCTGAGCCAATCGGCCGGCCTTCAATATGCGAAACCCAAAACGCACAGAACGGTGTTGCCGTAAGCCAAATCTCTTCCGCATTAATCAAATCCCTCACGCTCAACTCATCCCACATGACATGCAAGCCTTCCTCTTCCGCTAAATCAGCGACCATGCGCTGAGAAATCCCCGGTAAGGCTTCATCCGTGGTACAAATCAAGTGCTCATCGTCTACTAACGCGCAGATATTGGCACCGGGACATTCTGCTACCTTGTCGTCATAGGTGAGCATCAGCGCCCAATCGGGAGCGGCTTTTTGCTGGGCTAAGTGGAAATGTAAGCGGCTTCTGTGTTTAGCTCTGGCCGGCACAGAGAGGGAAGGCACCTGACGGACAGGGCTAATGACTAATTTAACCCCATCGTCAAAGTAGTGAGATAGGCCGGATACGGTGTACCGCAGGGGAAACGTTGCTGCGTAGGCGTAAGAATGCGTAATGGTGCCTTCGATATTATGGTACATCTCGGCACAGCCAGGGCTAGCCACCAGAAGCAGTCGGTATTCATCTTCAATCCCCATGGGGTTACGCTCAGTCAGCTCTCGCACAACGTCATGCCAGCCCCATTTGCCGGGTAAGGGGTCCGTAATGCCTAACAGCTTCATGGACTCACGGAGGCGGCTAATATGTTCGTCTAAGCGGAAATGTTGGTGGGAGAAGCTGCGGGTCATCTCGAAGCAGGCAACCCCTTGCATGACCGACAAGTCATAGACGGAAATCTTGGCGTCAGCTTCCGGTATCCATTCGCCGTTGAGGTAAATGGTTCTCAAACTGCCCCCTCCTGATATGACCGCTTAAAAATATAGAACTCGCTTTCATGGCATTCCTGCGGAATGACTTTAACCGTGTAGCTCACCAACTCCCAGCCGCTAGCCCCCATTTCGTTCAACCACTGCTCCTGATCTTCACAGAGAAAGAAGTTTTTAGGATTCTTCACAACCTTGTATTCGTAGCATGTCATCGTCTCAGCTTCTCCCTCACTGGAATTTCACTGGGATAGACACGCTTGATTCCATCGCCTTTGCACTTCTCAAAGGTTCTGATTTCCTCGACCAACTTCTTTGCGGCCGAAGGTTCCAGGCTAGCCGCCTGATCGCTGCCAAAGCTGGCCCTATCGAGGGTCAAATGGAACTCCACCACTTCCGCGCCGTAGACCACCGCCATTAAACAGGGCCAAGGGCTGACGGTATGGGAGGAATAGCCGACTTTGACGCCTGGGTAGCGTTCCTTAAAGCTGTTAATGCAGGCTAAGTTGATTTCCTCGAGGGGAGAGGGGTAGCTAGAGTGGCAGTGGAGGAGGGTGAGGTGTTCATACGGCTTCCAGCTACGCATTTTGAGCCAGTGCATACACTGGTCTATTTCCTCCCACGTACTCATCCCGGTGCTGACAATCAGCGGTATGTCAGTTTTGACATATTCCCAGACAAGCTCTTTGTTGGTAATCAACGCGGAGGGAATCTTAAGCCAAGGAGGATTGAACTGAGCCATGAATGCAACCGATTCGATGTCCCAGCAGGAAGCCGACCACGCCATTCCAATCTCGTAGCAGTGCCGATTAATTCCATCATAGCCATCTCTTCCGAACTCCAAGCCTCGCTTGAGGTCGCCGTTAGTTGGTCCGAAAGGGTTTTCTCTAGGCTTTGCAAGTTCTTCAGCCGTATAGACTTTATCAACGGTCCTTTTCTGGAACTTGACGGCATCGCACCCCGCTTCTTTCGCGGCATCTATCAACCTCTTGGCTAAATCTAACGACCCGTTATGATTAATCCCGATTTCGGCTATGACGTAGCAACTCATAATGCTATAGGCACCTTGGGCCTCCAAATTGGACGCTTGAATGGACATGGAAGGAGACGGGTTTGCTCAAACTTAATCGTTAGCTCGCGATAGTGCTTGTCGTTCGCCCATTTAACATAATCAAACTGAACGCTCATGGCTCGCGCTTCTCCACGATAAAGGCGGTAGCGTTTATCCAGGTATTGTCATCTACTTGGCCTTCCTTAATACGCACCTTGCGGAGGCGGTAGCCGCCATTTCCCTCAACATAGAACATCCCATGCACTATTCTGACCCCACCCCTAGCACCCTCCTGCACCTCACACTCCCCCGTCACATCACGCCAGGTCTCGGTGGGGATGGGTTCGTAGTCGGACTTTGGGAGTAACCGCTCAATCGTTGGCGTTTTCCACCCATCACTGACCACGTAATAGCTTGGTGACTCTTCAACCACTTCATAATGCGGGCCAAGATGCCGCTTGTGCCGTACCTTCATAACTCCTTCCCCTTCAGGACCGTTGCCCCCATACCGAACCCAGTTATACACCGTCACAGTTCCTTCCCCTTCGGCTCCTCATGGCAGTCCATTTCTTCGACACAGGGAACTTCCTTCCCAAAGCTATCAAAGCAGCGGAAAGGCTCTATCGGCATTTGGGGACCAGTCGTACACGAAATTAGTGTGTTCATTATTAATGAACAGAGCAAAAGAGTGAACAGTCTCATTAGGTCATTCTCCTTCAGATAAAGGCTCTACGGGGCTATTAGGGGCCTTCGTGAGCCGTTCCTTACGCTTCTTCGCCTGCCAATTCTCAGGAGGATACAGATTGCAGTAGTAATCAGGCTCAGGATGGAGGCAGTAATAACAAGCTAACGGGTCACATTGCTTCGTGGAATGACGGTCCCAGAGGCTCATCGGTCACTCTCGATCCAGGCAATGTAGCCAAGGAACCCGACAATGAGTAGCACCAGGAGCGGGATTAAATAGTTATTCTCAACTGCGTAAAGCGCACTAAGAGCTAACCCCACAACCACCACCACGGCTGCAACAGCAGCTAATATCAGTGCAGCCCATAGCTTCAGAAACCTCATTAAGCGATTAGACATAGGCCCTTTTTAGTGAGGAAGAAATTTTAGGTTAGTCCCTAAGCGTGTTTTCCTGCATACGAATACAGACCGTCCCGTTTCCACGGTCCATGCACGCATCAAGACCAGCACTTGTAACCCGATACTTCTTAGGGTCAATGTCATACGCCTTCAGCAACTCGTTCAAATCCACATACAAGCACTTCTCAGTAACCTGCGTAATCGTTCCCTTCATAAGACTCCTTTTGTTGGATAAGAAATTTTAGCTAGCAAAACTTCTCCGCATGACCTGCTCTAGCTCCAGCGAATGGATTTCCCCCCGTAGCCGGCCAAATCCTGAGCGGGAAAGGGGACCCGCTGGCCCTAGTCCGATCACCAGGTAGCTCAACCCTATTTGCACAGTGTAGCGCATACTATCCACTGGCTTTGCTTATGTATCAATGAGATGCAATGCGTGACGCAAATAACCCTAGCTTTGGGCTACTTGGTCTCAGGATCAGATGCAGAGGCTTTGCCCTTAGTATTCCCTAAGTTATCCTCTGCCGACAGGATGAGCTTCCCCAGAACACTCACATTCTCTGTAGATTTGCCCTCTTCGAGCCGGCGAGCCTGGTGGATCTTCTCAAAAGCGTAAGCCCGGTTGTTCAGAGAGGCTTTTGAAATCGCATCTTCGTCAACTAAGGACCGCATCATGCGGAATTCCATCGCATTCAGTAGCTGACCTCTATTGTCTTGAAACGCTGAGAGTATTCCGGGTTGACCGGACTCAATGAGGAAGGATTCAAACTTGTCAAGCGACTGGGCTATAGCTTGTCTCGAGCATCCGAATATCTTTGCTATCTCTTCGTAGGTATTGCCTTGTATGCGTAGTTTCAGAGCTTTAGGGACATCAATCCTCTTCGATACTTGCTTCTCTTCTCTTTCAGCCAATGCGTTACTCACAGACAGTAGATCTCAAGTAAGATACCTAGAGCGAAGGGAACAACGATGCGGAGGGTTAAGACAATATCAGCACTCACAATCCCAGCTCCTTCAGCCGTTGTAGTCCTCGCAGAGCGGCTTTGGTATTCACTTGTCCTCTGGCTCCGTTGTTGTATCGAGAGGTAATGTAGTTGTTGTAGTGATGCGTCTTGCAATAGCCTGTGTTGTTCTCTGCACTGAGCTTCTTGTTACAGACTACACAACCCATCAGGGATAACGCCTTTGGCTAGGCTGTTCTTCGCTAGTTGCTCAGAACAGAATGATGCTCAAGAACGTGCATACAGGTTTATTTTCGTTTGTCAAGTGTTTATTTTGTATTCGTTGATGTATTTTCTACTTGACTATAGCGCTATAACCCGTATGGTATTCTACCTATGAAGAATCCACATGCTCAGATGCTCGGACGTTTGGGCGGTTTAGCCAGAGCGAAGGCCATCACTCGAGACCGGATGCTTGAGATCTTGACTCATGCACGGGCAGTGAAGGCCAAGCGCAGCATCGCTCGGCGGAAGCTGTCACATGACACAGGGCCAGAGCCAGGGTCGCTACAAGAGCCGGGGTCTTGTTCAGATTATTCGTAGACCACGCTTCGTTAAGCTCCCGCTTCTCAATACCCAGGAAGAAATAGAACGCCGTGAACGGGCCATGGCTGAGATACGCCTGGTCAAGAAGATTGCCTCTATCAGGCGAGGCGCACGGAAACGCCAAGAGCGGCTGTCTAATACGCCTTACGATCAACGCATCACCACAGATGAATGGCGCTATATTCTTGAGCGCTATAACTACACCTGTGCGTATTGCGGTGAGGCTAAGAAGCTCGGCAAGGATCATGTTGTGCCGTTATCTCGAGGTGGGACACATACAAAGAACAACATCATTCCAGCCTGTAAGCCTTGCAATGTGAAGAAAGGGGACGGAGACCCACGTTACTACAAGCCACTGATATTCCCAGACCTCACAACATCACTCATTGGCCTACCGCCATTTCCCCTGACTCTGAGGACTTGACATTCTTTGCTGGATACCTGGCTTGGAATATCTCATGCAGTAAATGCGTTGCTTGCTGGCATCCCAGACAATCCGGCTCATAGTTCGCATGGAAATCTCGGTCAATCTCGTACACATGCAAAAGTGCATCTTCAAGCCGTTTGCATCTTTCACATTGATCCATGACTAATTCTCCTTAAGGGACAGATATTACGTAGTTAGGACTTGACAGGGTTCAGCAGCTTCAGCAGTTCGGCATTGGTTATCCTGTGACAATCGCTGTCAGAGTTTTGCTTATTGATTCGCACATCGTCACAGAAGCCATTTGCGCTATACACACAGGATTCAAACGGGCAGATAGCCTGCCTTGGTAACTGATACTTACTGACTCTCATACATCCTTCTCAGGCGTCAGGGCGTGCTGGGCTTGCAATATAGCTTCACGAACCATCTTCAATTCTGTCTCTCTGTAAGCGTATTCATCAACCCATGTAGCAAACACTCGCATGGCATTGTTGGGTAACGTAATCGCTTCAACCAAACCCTTCAGCGCCCCTTCCAACTGCGTGATGCGCTGCTGTTGCTCTTTGCCCGTTGAGGCGTGCATGTGCGTCTGTTGGCAATTCATCAACTCAGCCTCCAGCGCCGTGATTCTGGCATTAGCTGTACATAGTTGGCCCAGCTTGATTTCATTGGCTAGCTCCAACTCCCTCACCTGGCTGTGCAGGGCGCGGTTCTCATCCTCTAACTGTCTAATCGCTTCAACTTGTGCCATCGCGTCCCTCCTTGGCTTCGCACCACTTGCAGATTGGCCGGCTCATGGTGGCATTGACTGGCACTCTCACTGCGGCGTTCTTACACACCACACAGTGCTGAATTATATACGCGGTGAGGGGTGGATTCATGCTTTGCGCCAGCGTTTCGTCTTGGTCAGCATGTTGCGCTTCTCATACCCACGTTCTTTAGTCCAACGATGTTGGTAATGTCTCGTCACCGTACTCGTTTCACACTGTATCGTCAGTGGTTCACCCTTCTTCTTCTTCGTCATAATTCCCCCACACTGGTCATGCCTAATCGCTTAAGTATACTGCTCGCTTCATCCTTGCCAATACTGGGCTGCTGAGGCTGTTCGATAATCACAGACTTACGGATCACCGGAGGTCGGTAGCCGTTGGTAGGCATAGGCCTGTCAATCTTGTTCAGCCATTGCACGATGAACCGTCTGGTTTTCTGTCTGCCTGGTTTAGTCAGTAGCCAGGTATCCATCTTCGCTAGCTCTTGGTCTACGTCACAGTGTTTGTAGGCTGGGCTCTCCTTCAGCTTACTTACAAACTCCTCATCGCTGAGTCGGTGCGAACGCACACTCTTCTCTTCTTTCTTCTCTTTGGTAATGGTCATGGGAATGGGAGTGGGAATGGGGTTGAAAATCGTTGCAGAATCGTTGACGATTTGCTTGGCACGTGCTGTAGCACTTGCTTGACCTCCTGCTTGCCCTGCTTTCCTTCTCTTATCAATCAGTTGCAACACTTGGCGCTTCGAGAGGTTGTAATCTAGGTAGTCATGTATGCGATAACCGTCACGAAAAACCTTCCATCTTTTTCTCAAAACTAATTCAGAAATCAATTCGTCCACAGTGACCACATCAGGGGTGCTTGCATGGACGTTATCAGGGACATAATGGAGACGTTCGTACTGGGTCAGGTCATAGGAGAGTTGAGGGATGGCAGCGGCCGGCACATACCCATCAGTCAGGTGGGTTGCGGCATAGATGAGTGACCGGATGAATAGTAATTGGGCTAGCGGTGAGGTGGCTAGCGTCTTGGGATGCGATAGGAAGTCAATCTCAAGCTGTACGTGTGGCATTTAAGCCAGCCTCCTAATTGTCACCACCGCCATAGGATGCTCACGGTCTATGGGGAACTCATGCCATTCCACATCGCGGATAAGGCCATCGTCTTTCACGATTCCTGCTTTGGCTAAGACATGGCAGAGAGCGTCCAGCATTCCCGGTACGTCTCGAGTGCGGAGGTCTCCAGGGGTGTAATCCACAATGAGGCGGCACTTGTGGGTAGCTGGCGATACGACAAATAGTGATTGCTCCATAATCTGCTTCATCACATCATCACGCCACTTAGGGAAACGGGACTTAGGGTCTGGGAATCTGTGGCCTGTACGGGTCACAATGATGCGGTTCTTTCCACTCGGGAGCTGGCCCATGAGCTTAAACGTCATAATGGCAATGCCTCTTGTTGTATGCGCTTCATGCTTAACTCCAAGTACGCAGGGTTCAATTCAATCCCGACATATCTACGGCCGAATTGCTTACTGACCATGGCTGTGGTTCCCGCCCCATGAAACGGGTCTAATACCGTGTCACCCGTTTTGCTACCGGCTAATATGCAGGGTTCAATCAGCTTCGGTGGGAAGGTGGCAAAGTGGGCTTCGGGATATGGTTGAGTAGTAACTGACCAGACCGTGCGCCTATTGCGCTTGCCGTTAGCGCCCCACACTTTATCCATTTGGCCATGGTCGTTTATTGAGTCATCTAGCTTCTTATTTCCTGGTGCATGTGCTTCACAGGACAACGCTTCGCTAATCGCATCCGCGTCATACCAATAGCGTTCCTGCTTACTCATCAGGAACAGGTATTCATGGGCCTTGGTGGGCCTATCAGTGACGCTTTCCGGCATGGGGTTTGGCTTGGCCCAGATAATGTCACTCCGCAGATACCAGCCATCAGCCTGTAATGCGAAGGCGACACGCCAGGGGATACCAACTAAGTCCTTGGCCTTGATGCCGTTGCGCTGGATTTGGTTAGCCTCAGATTTCCAACCACCGACGGCGCCGTTTACGCTTTCCTTGCGCGTTGATGACGTCCCGTGTCCGTAGCTATCCCCCAAATTCAGCCACAGTGTCCCATCGTCCTTCAGCACTCTTCGCACTTCGGTAAATACCTGCACCATCTTGGCCACGTAGGCATCAGGGGTGGGCTCAAGGCCAATCTGATTGTCAATGCGCTTCGCACCACAGGCACAGTCACCGGAGTACACACGGTTACTGCCGGCGTTTGTGTACTGCTTACCGGCTCCACCTGATACTGTTCGCGCATCCATTCCCTGATGCTGACACTCAGCATCCCCGCCTTCCCACTTCGCTGTGCCATAATCCCTCAGCCCCCAATATGGTGGGCTGGTCACTACGGTTTGCACGTACTCATTAGGCAATGTTTTCAGCATGTCCAGCACATCGCCGTTGAGTAGCTGTACTGAATGGTCCTGATAGTAGACAGTCAATCCACCACCCCCACCAATTTCTTGCGCTTGTAGTTGGCTTGCTTCTCGGCGCAAATACGGCAAGAAAGGTTGCTTCTCTCTAAGTCAACCTCTCGCTTTCCACAGTAATAGCAATACTCCCTAATGAACTGATGAGTGACTTCATAATCTCTGGCTGAACAGTTCACACAATAAGTTTCCCCGTGCTGTCTCGTAACAAAACCGGAACATCTCCCGCAGCCATTGTTCCCGAGTCGCATGGAGTCCTCCTTTTCGACGGTCTAACACCCTTTCTTAAGCTGTTGCGTCTACCATTGCCGCAAATCTTACAAATCCTAACGTTTGGTCGTGTTGCAACGTGCCATAGGTTTTCCGGTGTGAGGAGATGGCCGCGCTTGCAATAGATGGCCCTTGCGAACTTCACTGTAGGGCTCTCGCCCCTCATCCAATTCACTTCTGGTGGCACGGCCTCGAGGTGATCTGGATTGACGCAACAATGCACTCGGCACAGATGGTCTGTATGCCAGCCTTCCGGTATTGGCCCCTTGTAGAGTTCATGTGAAACGCGGTGAGCGTAGATGTCCTCGCCGGCAATCCTCATCAGGGCATAGCCATGGCTAGATGTAATCTTGCCTAGCCACAGCCAACAGCCGGACTCGGGAACCGGAATGCAATTCTTGAACAGGATTTCTTTAAGACTGGATTCCATCTTCTTCCATTTGTGATTGTGAATCGCGCCTGCAAAGCTCTGCTTCTAGCGCTAATGCCATCTCTTCATTTCTTGCCTGAAACTTAGCCTTCTTTGGGTCCTTAACTGCCTTCTGCATGTACCAAAGGCAGTCCTCTAGCTCTTTGTAGGTAATGCTCTCATCATGTAGCAGCTTGCCCTTGTGTGGATCGAATGGAAATGGAGGCGAGATGAGCGTTTCAGCATCGGGAACAAAGTAGGGGCCAGAGCTATCCTGTGCTTGTGGAGGGGCAACGGCAGCAGGAGGCAGCTGCGTTACAGGTCCGTTCTCTGGCTTGTCTATGACCACCTTCGCTCCCGGTATGGTTTCAATCTCCGTTTCATCCAACATGCCTAAGCCACAGATAGAGAGCGTGACTCGGCGTTTTGCCTTGGTCTCAGCCTTCATCATGGCGTTAGCTCTTGCTTCGCCTTGAAGCTTATCTATTGCAACGGCACCGATAGATTCATCCATCCGATCATCTCGCTGGGCCATTGCTGTAACCACATAGATACCGTCAGTCATTTCACGGCCGGTAATCCTTACCGTGATGTCCTTCAGTTGCCGTAACTGCTCCGTACAATCCTTCCTCGCATACAACGTGAGCTTGCCGTTGAGTTGGATATACTCGAAAGGACGGGTGAGAGGATTCAAGCCAAGGCTGGTACAGACTGAGTTATAGAATGAGAGGCGTTCACTAGAACTGAGCTTCGATAGATCCCCACCTAATAACGCCTTCTCCTGTAAATCTGCTGGAACTTGTACGCGGTCAGTAGTCGCTACGGCTGTGGTCATGCGTCCCCCTTTTATTCTGTATCCCAATCGCACAATTTGAACATCAATCTGTAACGAACTATTCCAAGTTCGTCTTTCCATTGTTCGGCACAGAAACCGCCAGTGCAGATCATTCGGCTGTCGTTATCGACAACTTCATCAAGGAGATATTTGGCGCATTCCTTTAATTCTTTAATCGAGGGCACGCCATTAGAAGAGTTCCAGCCCCAATCAAGGTGGGCCATAACCTTATGAACACGCTTCCAATCAAAGTGCTTCTCAATTTGTTCCCATGCCTCATTGGGGACCATGCGTCCTCCTCAGACGAGTTTGCTTAATCGTTTGTCGATGTCGTAAGCACGGCGGTACAAAAGGAACTGCTCTTTGGCTAGGTCGAGGTTCGACCAGTAATGGTGTGCGAATGAGACAGGATCATCTTGACATTCCTGCTTGCTAAATCGCAGGAGATGAAAACCTCCGTTGATGGGCCTATCTGGATAATTTTCTTCCCAGAGAATTGCGTAGGCTCCAAGCTGAATAAGATAGTCGGCATAGACGGAATTACTTGTTTTCCAATCCCCGAGCGCAAGATTGCCTCGCACGAAGAGAGCGTCAAGCGTCCCTCCAAAGCGGTGGACCTTAGAGAGGAGACTGATTTCAGCTTCTGCAACGTCAAGCTGAGTCTGTTCCCGCCACTCTTTGTAGGCTTTGAATGCGCCTTCCGCTTTGCTGATGAGTTCCGGTTTGTATGTGCTCGCGTCGAACGGTGCCCCATAAATATCTGCCTCCACCATGTCATGTGCGATGGTGCCAGCATCAGCCGCAGCATCACGGGTTTCACGATAGTCCTTCCCATCACGGCCCTGACACCACGCCCAGTGAATGAGACCGCCACTAGGCTTGAAGCGGCTAATAACAGTGGTCACTCCTGGCACCCGCTCACCGTCAATCTTGTAGCCTTCAGTCGGCCGTCCCATTGAAGCTCCCTTCCGCATGATGTGATTTAATCTCGTATCGAAGTCTGTTCTGTATCACCATCTGTTCCCTCAACCACTCCACGTGGGCTTCGCTCAACGACTCAACTGGACGCCTCGCTTCAGCAAACATTTCTGCGTGGGTTCTCTCAGCGAACTTCTGCATGGCAGGATAGAGGCGTTCATCCCAACACGTTCTCGATTCTCGTTGCATCACTGAGCCTCCTTTGAGCGAGCTGCGTCTTGATGGGCCCGTGCTTCCTCATCTGCCATAGCAGCGCAGTAGGCATCATGGGCTGCCTTTGCGTTCTCCTCCGCTTCCCTATCTAGCTCCATATCAACGCAACCTCCGTCACATGGCCCACACATCAGCGCACCCCCATGTAGAGAAGGGCATAGAGAACCGAGAATAACCAACCGAGTAAAAGTGTAATAACCAGTAACCGAGCCTTAGCTAACCCGCTCATGGTCCTCCTCCTTGATACAGTTCGGGCAGTAGGTAATGCCGCCTACGTTGTAGAATAAACAATGCATGGTCTTACAGCGGCAGAGATGCGCTGATGGCCATATCTGAGCAACGCGGTCCTTGAAATAATAGGTCT